CTTGGCTGATTCGTCACGCAGTAATGCTAAAGCTTGTGGGATGTATTGTTTATCCGTATCGCTTAGTTGCATTGCACCACTAATTTTAACGATAGTGTCATCGGTAAAATGGTTACAAATGATCTGCGCTTTGATAGATAACAGTTCTGTTGCAAAGTCTACTACTGCGTGTTGCATAGTTTTTAATCGACCAGCAGCATTGTTAGACTTGATAATTTGTGCGCCAAGGGTTTCGTTAGGATCAGTTTGTCCACGCTGAATATCAGCGATACCCATAATCTCGTAGATTTGACCCTTAACTTGTTCCATAGCCTGATAGGCCATAGTCAAAGCTGCCGCAATTGGCTGGATGTCTACAAGGTTAATAGCCCCTTGCATACCCTGTTTTTCAGCAAACGCGCCCCAGTTCTTAACTGGAATAAGCGTGTTGTTTTCGCCTTCAGAAAATAGTCTTGCAAGGCTTGGCTCGGATGCGTCATAAACTCCCCGAACTTTGAGGGCTTGAATGAATCCATCAATACGGTCAGCCAGCGTGTCTAACTGTCTTGCTTGGTCTTGGTACAGCACAAAGTCAGGGATAGGCTCAAGCTTATCGCTGGTCAATGTAGCGTACAAAGGTTTAGGGCAAGGCCAAAAGTTTTCTAACTTGAGTGGGTCAGGTCTAGTGTCAAGGATTTTGCTCATTGACTTAGATAGCCAAATTACTTCACCGCTAGTCTTATCCCATATTTCGTATATACAAGCTTCGGATGCGCCTTCGCCCATCTTTTCGTTGTAAGTTTTTGTATTGTCAGGCTTTGTGTCTAAAGGAATCTGACCGCCAAGTTCTTCGCCAAAGCGTTCAACTAAAGCTGGTCTACCCATATAAACTTTACGCCATACTGCTGTTACTTCTTCCCATGTACGGCCAATGGTATGACCAAAGTCACGCCAGTAAACATAATCAACAGGCGCACATTCGTACTCAATGCGCTCTTGATCTTCGCGATACATACCGCCTTCGGTTTCCGCTTCATCTGTATTGCCAGTAATTTCAAAGCCATCTTCAGGTACATCAGCACCTTCCATCTCATCTTCTTTAGCTTTGCCAGTAATATGTGGCTCATAACGAACCCAGCTAGTACCGCGCCCACCAAGCAAGCGATCTTGTACCGATTGGTTCATTGCAGACTTGTAGTCACCATAATGGGTGATTTCGTAGTCCAATGCTCTTTCAAGCATCATTGACGCTACACGGGCTATTGGATCATTGTCACGAAATCTGCGACTAACATCAGGGCGTGGAAGTCTTGCAAAGATAGCTGGGGTAATGGTTTGTACATTGCTCCATAGGATATTGAATTTGGCATTAGGATTGTTCCTAGTGCGACTGTCATCCCTAAACCGTTTAATGATTCTATCTGTGCGGCCTTCCCACTCTTTATAACTGCGCTCATAGCCAGCAATCGTGGTATACCAATCTTGGTATGTATGATCCATATAAATCCTTAGGTAAAGTTGCCTACAGCCATTACAGTTGCGCCTGCGCCAGTAGTAATCTTCCAAGCACCGCTTACCGATACAGCGTTAATTTCAATGGTATACACGCCAATAGGTGTGCTTGCGGCACATAATGTATAGGATGTTGCACCGTCTAATAGGGCTACAGTTCCTGTTAAGGCTGTGCCTACAGTAACAATGACACGCATTAAAGTATCGCCTGCTGCGCCAGTAACGCCTAAAACTTGAGCAGTTTGTGATGCGGCTACGGTTTCGTAGAATGTGCCAAATGGTTGATTTACGCCTGACATGATTAAATCCTTTTAAAAGTTGATTTGGGGGTTTGTTTCCATAATTCGTTTAGGCTAACATCGGTTTGACCGACATGAAGTCCTGTAACTCTTGTGTCTTTAAGGATAGGGCTATCCTCATCTTTCCATACAATTGATAGATAACGGAAAGCATCAGCAGAGTGACTTGTCCAATCGTGTTTGGGGCGATCCCGAAATACTTTCTTATCATCATCCCATTCCCTTTGATATTGACGCAAACATTCGATACCTTCTTCACATCTATTATCAAACCAAGTGCGAGTTAATGCAAGCCTTGATGCTTGTATTCCATCCTGAAGTGATAGGTTTGGAACAATTTTTAGATGTTTTATGTCGATTTTTGTCGAGAATTGTTCGATTATGCTTTTACCACCACTAGCCATAGTTTTTGCTCTAGCATCATGAGGAAGGTAATGGTAGCCATATTTGTACCCAAACTCATCTTCTTTTTGGGCGAGAAGTCCTGTATAAAATGGCACAGCTTGACCGTTACTAGAGTGGTGATCTAGCACCCGTATTTCTCCGTACACCACCTGAAACCACCAAATAGATGTGGAATCATTGAATCCCAAATCCCAAGCAGTATGGCAAGGGAACATAGGATCGTAATCAACAGTAGTAATACGCTCCATATCCGTGATCCTACGCATCTCTTGTCCATAGTATGCCCCTAGTATGGCTGCTTCAAACGAACATAAGAACTCTTGCTCGTACTGGTTATCTGACATAGACCGCTGGGCATCTAGTAATTCAGATTCAAGTAATAACCCTGATTGATCTGCCCTTAATGTCTTGGAATACCAATCAGGATTGTTTTGAGCACTTTTATAGATGTCATAGAATACATTGTGCCCACGGGGAGTCCCTATAAAAACGGCATACCCGTTCCGATCGGCCAAAGCGGGACGAATTATCTCTCCCCATACACGGGGCTTCATATCGGCAAATTCGTCAAGCACGATACCGTCAATATAGTTTCCACGAAGCGTATCAGGAGCATCAGCCCCAAATAAGCGAATCTTAGCCCCGTTGTGCAGTTGTACCCATAATTCTGATTGATTAACTTTTTCTAGTGCAGGTGCAGCAAAGCGTAATAAGTAGTCCCATGCTACGCTTTTGGCTTGTGAGTATAGTGGACAGAGGTAGAAGTATCTGCCATCAGGTTTACGCTCTTTAATTGCCCGTTTAATTAGGTCATTAATGCTGGCTACAGTCTTTCCTGCTCTACGGTGACATACTAGGACTGCCCAGCGTTCCTTACGCTTATGGAAGTCTTTAAATGCATCCCTGACCTTGTATTCAAACTCATGTACTACTTCACTCATCTTGCCATTTGTAGATGTGAGTTATAGGTGCGGTAGCATCTCCAGCGTGTTCTGTTCTAGCTAATTTAGGTACATGGTATTCAGCTACTTGCATAAAGCAATCAAAGGCTACTTTAGGCCCTAGCTTTTCATTCATAGCGATCTCGTCAAGCCATTGTTGAAGTTTGTCTGCGTTACCATCCACGAACTTAGCAATCGCCTCTCTAGCGAGGGCTGTGGACTTATTAGGCGTACCTACAGAGCGACCCCCTGTTTTACTTCTAGTTTTATCTACTTTAGATTCCATACCTTATCCAAGTGGTTGATTAAGATAAGTTAATTGTAGGCTATTTTTGCTTGTTAAACAACTTTTCAAGCGTTGCCTTGCGAGTATCTTCATCTGCCATAGGAACAGCTAATGCACCAGCTAATAAATCAGGCTTGTTTACATCTGCTGGATTAAATGCGGCAAATTTAGAACGAACTTGGCTAGGATCAAAAGGAATAACTACTTGATGACCTGCTCCACCCATTTTACCGCCTGTATCTATGATTCCGTTATAACCTAGCTTTTTAAGTTGTTCTGTAACTTTGTCAGGAATTGAAGTCCATACATAAGATTGTTCAGGTATTGGTGTACCTACACCATTAATTAAATCTTTTTCTAAAGTATTAACCCATTCTTTAGGTGTATATCTAGTGTTTTTATCCCATTGGTCAGCACCGCCTGTTTTAGGTCTTGTTTTATCATTTTTAAATGCTTCTTTTAAGGCTGGAATAATGCTGCTCTGTATTTCTTCTATATTGCTAGTATGAATTGGATTAGTTATTCTTGCTTTACCCAATAAAACGCCTTGCGTTGAACTCCAAGGAGCATTAGCTTGGCTAATTTGATGAGGATAACCAGCCAATTTATAAATATCAGCTAATTCACTTGGAACATAAGCATCTAATATTCCGCTTTCAGCATAAAGATTACGCAATGCTTTTAATGGATTGCCGCCAGCTTCATTTTTAAGCGTGTAATCATAATGCGCTTCAGAAAATGGCATATTTTGTGATGTTGGATGAACAACAAATTTGCCAGTTCCTTCTTCGGAATTTTCATAACCAATTTTTCTTGCTTTGTCAGCTATTTCTGCTCGTTTTGATTCAGGCAAATGATACCAGCTTTGCTCTACAGTCATTGGGTTTCGGCTTCTTGTATGTCCTAAATCTTTAGGTGATACTTCAAAATACCTAGATAAATCACCAATATCATTTTCCATGATGCGGCTGGTGTCTTGTTTACCAGTTGCGTAATTAGATGCAACATTTGGATTATCAGTACCAAAAGGCATAGGGCCTGAAGTTGCTCGTTTAGGATTTAATGTTTTATCTTGTAATAGTCTATCTAATCGTTCAGTACCGTGATAATAGTCAATGTAGCCTTGTTCTACGGCTCTTTCTGCTGGTGTATTGCCTTTTGTTAATCCTAATCCACCTTCTGAAGTTGGCAACATAGCTTGTTTTTCAGCAGATAACAATGCTTTAGCCGTTTTTATTGCGTTTGTGCTGCCCATTAAATTAGGCACATAATTTGCAAACTCTGAAAATGTAGGGCCTTCATTAAACTTGCCAGTATTAGGGTCATACGCTATAGCGTTTTGAACCATGTTGTTTGTGTTTATTGCGTTTTGAGCCGTTGTCTGTGGCAAATTGCGAAAATGCTCCATTATCGGGTCAGCTAGAGCCGATGTAGTTGGGGGTTGATAGCCCCTTAGAGCATCTGCCAGCGTAGTTGCCATGCTTACAATCCTACATTCTTAAAGTGTGCTTCTATTTTATTACACATTTCAGCTAATTTGTTAGGGTATTGCTTACGCATCTCTATGATTCTAGGTCTTAAAGTCTTAATGTTTTCTTTAGCTTGTGCCACTTCTTCAGGGTCTAAGCTGTATACCCAATGCTTTCCTAATTCGTTTTCTTGTATCCACGGTAAGTGTTTGGTAAGAAAATAAGGCATTGCACCGCACAATGCTGCATCTAGGTTAGTGGCACTCATTTCGTCATAGCTAAAGAATATGCGGGTTAGTTGTAAGATGCGGGCTAAATCTTCTTTTTTCTCAGGCCAATCACGCATGATCTCAATGCAATCTTTAAGCGGATGGCATTGTTGCCTAAAGTGTCCTTTGCCTACATAAAAAGTATTGAATTTTTTAGGTGCATTTATATGTTTAAAAACTTCTAAATCAGTAATGGGGTAAAACAATACATCACAGTTTTTAGCGTAAGTCTTTGAAAATGCTAGTTTAAAGTCTGTAGGCTGCCATTGAATTGGTTTGCCAGCAAAGAAATCTTCGGGGGCTAGTAAGTATCTAACAATCTTCTTAGCATTTAATGGGTTATCTCTACAGCCTTCAGGGTAAATCACAATGGCTTCAGGATCGTGACCTAATGGGGTATTCCAATCAAAGTTAATCCTATAAGGTGGCTCATAAAATGAAATAGTAGCGGTGTGGCCTATTTCGTTTAATGCGTGGCATAAATAATGGCAGTACCAAAGACCACCACTTTTGTTTGAATAGGGCGGTACTGCTACCGTAAACTTCAATTATTTGACTTCTTTATCCAAGTCTTTAAGCTTGTTCGCGATCATCTTCCTACGGGCGATACGGTCAGCCAAGTTCTTTTCATAAGTAGATTCTTTATGCTCACGCAACATAGCGTTTTCTTTAGGGTATTTGCGATCCATGTGCTTCATTCTTTTTCACCAATGTATTTGTCGTATTGGGATTCAAGCTTGGCTTTACGGCTGCCTTTAGCGTACTCACGCTCAGTATTGAGGGCAATAGCAACTGCTTGCTTTTTAGGGCGGCCAGCTTTTTCTTCGGCTTTAATGTTTTTACCGACTGATTCGGCTGATCCTGATTTATCGAGTGGCATGATTATTCCTGTGGTAATTGGTTAAGTTGTTGTTCAATCATTTCTTTGCGGCTTGGTGGTGTAGCCATATAGTTTTGCAAATTGTTAAGCAATTGCATTTGTTCAGGTCTGTAGGACAAGCGTTGATTGTTTTCACTAGGCCATTGGTTTACAACATAACCACGCATAGCTGAATCTGTTGCATTTTGAATGGCTCTATCTTCAGATTGACCTTCATCTAATGATGCTTGGTAATCTAAAGCCATGTCTTTTAAATGCGGCAATTGCTCTTTAGACCACATTTTTGACAATTGATCTTTTATTTGATTGGAATATGGATCATCGTGCAATACTTCACCAGCTAAATCGTGATGACTAAATTGGTCAGGTTTATATATTTCTACGCCAATTCTACCCATTGGTAGTTCTTTTGGGCGTGAAAATCCACCGCCTTCTAATGGTCTGCCTGTTTCATCTTTTGGGTATGCTTCAGCAAATCCTTTACCACCGCCTTCATTAACCATTACAGCAGGGTTATGACGCTGTAGAAACGGATAAGTTTCGTTAGCTTTTGCCAAAAGATCGGCAGCGTAATCAGCCACAATTAACCCTTAAATTTAAGTAAATAAATGGTTGTATCGATCTCTTGGGCAATATTATCGATTAATTGAACAATCTCTGAATCTGTTGGTAGGTCTGCTCTAGCGTCTTTAACAAAAGACTGTAGCGACTGTAGGTATGCCAACGGCTCTTTAGGCTGGTGGTATGTAGCAGGGAATTGGGTAATCTGACCATAAACACCAAAATAAGCCTCGGCCAATTGGTCTGTCAGTTCAATTATATTTTCGTAAAAATGACCAAGGGTCTTGTGTTTTGCGTAAGACTTGGTAGCCCAATGGAAAAAGTGTGTATTTGTACCTGAATGTAGCAAAGTTGCTAAAAACAACGCCATCGATTTTTCCATAATCTCACCTAAATGTAGGGCCATACGCCCATGAAACTGCTGCATAACGAGTTCCATCCGTTACAGGTAACACTCTATGCTGTAAAAAAGATGGAAAAACGACTATATCTCCCTGATATTTTAATACATTTTCATCTTTATTTGATTCTATTTCAAGCCCGCCACCTGCAAA